TATAAAGATAAGCTGAATGAGATGTTGAACCTCAAATAGTTAGGAGGTGGACACATGGCTGCTGATGGCTCAGTCATTATTGATACCAGAATGGACACGTCTGGTGTGCAGAACGGCGTATCAGCTATAAAACAGTCATTTAACGGCCTTGGAAGTGCTGTAAAAAAAATTGGTCTGCTGATTGGTGGGGCTTTTGCAGTTGGCAAGTTAGTGCAGTTTGGAAAAGAATGCGTTGCCCTTGGCTCAGATCTCGCAGAAGTGCAGAACGTGGTTGATGTTACATTTACAACCATGTCTGACAAGGTAAACGAATTTGCAAAGAATGCTATGACCAGCGCCGGACTATCGGAGACTATGGCAAAGCGGTATGTTGGTACATTCGGGGCAATGTCAAAGTCGTTCGGATTCTCAGAAGCACAGGCTTATGATATGTCAACGGCTCTGACACAGCTAACTGGTGATGTGGCATCGTTCTACAACATTAGCCAGGACTTGGCTTATATCAAGCTGAAATCAGTGTTTACGGGTGAAACGGAAACATTAAAAGATTTGGGCGTGGTAATGACCCAGTCGGCACTTGACCAATATGCACTTGCAAATGGCTACGGTAAGACCACATCCGCCATGACCGAGCAGGAGAAAGTAGCTCTCCGTCTGGCTTTTGTGCAGAAGCAGTTATCAGCCGCATCTGGTGACTTCATCCGTACTTCTGACAGCTGGGCGAACCAAGTGCGAGTGATGCAGCTACAGTTGCAGTCTCTCAAGGCAACAGTCGGACAGGGACTGATTAATATTTTTACACCTGTTCTGAAAGTAATTAATATCTTGCTTGGCAAATTGGCAACTCTGGCGAATGCCTTCAAGTCATTTACGGAGCTTATTACTGGCAAGAAATCATCAGGTCGGACAAGCGGAAGCGGAGCAGGGCTTGCCGGAACAGGAGTGATTGCAGATACATCAGATCAGTATGGACAGGCAGCGGATAATGCAGAAAAACTGGCAGATGCCACAAATGACAATGCTAAGGCTACGAAAAAGGCAAATAAAGAAACAAAAAATTATCTTTCTTCATTAGACGAAATATACAAAGCTGCTTCTACAGATAGTAGCTCTTCCATACCATCTTCATCTGGTGGGAGTGGTGGAGCGTCTGGAGGATTATCTGGTGCAGTAAGCAATGTGGATTACGGAAAACTTGCAGAAGGCGAAACGACTATTGAAAAAATGTCCAAGCCGCTTGACGCCATAATAAAGAAGTTTAAAAAATTAGCCAAATTGCTATCAAAAGGATTCTGGGATGGACTAGGCGATTACAAACCGATTTTTGATGATATTAAGGAAAATATTAACTCTATTGGGAAATCCTTGCAGAATATATTTACTGATCAAGAAGTAATTGGAGCGGCAAGTGATTTTTTAGATACATTTGCCTATTCCATTGGAAGAGTATCTGGATCTTTTTCGAGGATTGGAATAATAATTGCTCAAAATCTTATTGGAGGAATAGAAAAATTTCTAAAGCAAAACACCAGTAGAATAAAAACACATTTAATTGATATGTTTGATATTGGATCTGAGGTTGCTCAAATTGAAGGAAATTTTTCATCCGCTCTAGCAGAGGTATTTTCTGCATTTGGTGGAGAAATTGCGCAGCAGATAACAGCCAATATCATAGGGATATTCTCAAATATCTCAATGACTGCTATGGGATTATGTGCAAGACTTGGAAGAGATATGCTGAATATGATCGCACAGCCGTTCATTGATAATAAGGATATATTAAAAAGCGCAGTCGAAGGAACACTTGGGGTTATCGAAACAATAACCGATGGATTATCGACAGTTATTCAAAATCTTTCTGATTTGGTGACCGCATTATACGATGAACATTTAAAACCTTTTTTCGATTCAATAGCTAATGGACTTTCAACCATTTTTGGAACTTTAATAGATGGATATAACACATATATTCTACCGGTTCTGCAAGGTTTGGCTTCTAAAATAAAAGAGCTTATGGATGGGGAATTGGGAGAAATGTTTGTAAAGGTCCAAACGTTTCTTGGCAAATTAATAGATATCTTAAAAGAGCTTTGGGAAAATATTTTAGTCCCAATAATTAGCTGGATTATATCGAACGCAATTCCAGTAATAGCAGACGTGGCAAATGTAATTGGTAGCACTGTTATAGAAGCAATAAAATCCGTTATTAAAATTATTGGAGATGTATTAGATGTTCTGAGCGGAGTTATTGATTTTTTGAAAGGAGTTTTTACAGGAGATTGGGAACTGGCATGGAACGGAATCAAAGAAATTGCAAGAGGTGTATGGAACCTTATAAAAGATATTATATCTGGAGCCTGGGAAGCTATTAAGGGAATAGTGGAAACCGCATTAACAATAATAAAAAGTATCATTTCTCTTTCTTGGAACGCAATAAAAACAGTTACTGTTACAATATGGAATGCTATAAAAACATGGCTGTCTAATACGTGGGAAGCAATAAAAACTACAGTCTCGACAGTATTTGATGGAATAAAGTCTAAAATTACAAGAATTTGGGATTCTGTATCAGAAAAAACGTCATCTATATGGGAAAGTATAACAACATTTGTTGACAGAAAAGTAAATGCTATTCATGATGCAATCGTTGATAAATTTACAAGTGCCAGAGATACAGTTGTAAGAGTTTTTGAAGGTATACGCGATACTATCAAAGATATATTAAACAAAGTGATCGGAATTGCAAACAGCGCTATTGGAACTGTAAACAGTGCAATCGGCGGCATTGAATCAGCATTTACATTTGGACCGTGGAAGGTTCCAACTCCGTTTGGATCAAGGACAATTGGATTTACAGCTAATTTCCCAAGAGTTCCTACAATTCCATATCTTGCAAAAGGTGCCGTTATTCCGCCAAGATCAGAGTTTCTGGCAGTCCTTGGAGACCAGAAGAACGGACGCAACCTAGAAGCACCAGAAGACCTGTTAAGACAGATCGTGAGAGAGGAAACTGGCGGAAACCAGAGCAGTGGAGGAAATTACAGATTTATAGCGCAATTGAACCGCAGAACGATATTTGATGAGATGATTGACGAAGCAAAGTTAAGGCGTGATGCAAGCGGCACAAATCCGTTTGAATTGGCATAGGGGGTGAGAATGTGGCATTTTCAATAAGTAAATCAATAACTGATAGATATAAAATAAATGGACTTCTCATCCCTCAGCCAGATAAGGATATGCAGTGTAAATTCGAAACTACATATTCAGAAGGAAGTAACCGCACACAGTATGGAAGAGCAATAATAGTACCACTTTATACAGTTATGCAATATAGCTATAAAGCCACAAATGTTCGCGTTGATGAGAAATCAACTAATCTCGTAAACGCAATCATTAAAGGAGAACCATTTATGTTGTATCACTGGTTAGCGCACAAAAACGAATGGCGTTCAGAACAGTTTTATGTTGGGAAAATGCAATATAATATAGCTCAAGTAGGAGAATATTATTCTGAAATATCATTCAATATGCAGGGGGTGAATCCACTTGATTAATGCATCTAAAGCATTTAAAAATGCACTTGCAGAAGGCAAAATACTATATGAAATAGTGGATATCGCCTTTGCTGATGGAAGAAAAAAAACCTTAGACAGTGAAATCCTGGTAGGTGGAGGAACCTTCACGGACTGCGCCGAAAGCAGCAGCTTTCCGATTGGAACCACAATATGCAAGTCCATGACACTGAGCCTGGATAACACAGAGGACCAGTGGAAGGATTACTACTTTTACAAAGCAAAATTAACCGCCTACCTCAAAATGCAAGTAACTGATAGCGTTGTGGAAACCATAAAAAAAGGAACCTACACCATTACAACTCCGGAACAGTACGGTGAAGTTCTTGAATTCACTGCTTTGGATGATATGTATAAAGCAAATGCGCTTTACACAAGCAACCTTGTACTTCCACAGTCAGCTTTTGCATTGCTCCAGGATGCCTGCGCGACAATTGGAATCTCTATGGGTTTTTCTTCCATGGAGCACGGAGACGTGGCAATCAACAGTATTCCAGATGGAATTACCTTCCGGCAGCTGATCGGCTGGATAGCTATGTTGGATTCGGCTAATGCAAGGGTGGATGTAAATGGTAATTTACAGTTGATCAAATGGGATTTCAATTCAATATCAGTAGATTACGGAGCCACAGTCGGGGATGATGGATATCTTGTATTTGGAAGTGGATCAAGCGCAGATTCCGATGGATTTATTTCTCCAAATGCCGGAAACTGGTACTTAGATAGTGATGGATATCTCACATTAAAAGAAGGAGTTGGAAATCCTACCAGGTTGAGAGATTATCTTTCTTCGCCGACTCTCTCAAGTGATGATATCGTAATAACCGGAATCAAGGTAAAAAATACGGAATCAGATGCCGTGTACGGAAAAGATGGGTATGTCCTGGAATTGGAAAATAATTTGCTTGGTGATGCTGATCTTGAAACTGTAGCTGGATGGATTGGAGATAATCTAATCGGGAAATCATTCCGGAGCATGGAAGGAAATCTGATTTACAACCCGTTAACAGAATTTGGAGATATGGCTTTTACTTACGACAGAAAAGAAAATAAGTATATAACGCCAATTACTGATGTATCAAGCAGGCTGAACGGAACAACAGATGTAAAAACAAAAGCTGAAAATCCAATAAGAGGGAGCAGCAAGTTTTTATCATCTGCTGATAAAACATTAATAGCTGCTAAAAAAATCATTGAAAACGAAAAAACAGCCAGAGAACAAGCTGTTAAAAAACTTGAAAATGCGCTGGCTAATTCAGAGGGACTTTTTGAAACTATTGAGGTGCTTGAAGATAAAAGCGTTATTACTTATTTGCACGATAAACCATTACTAGAAGAATCAAAAGTTGTGATAAAGCTAACCAGTAATGCTATAGGGGTTTCCAATGATGGTGGTGAAACTTATCCATACGGATTTGTTGTTGACGGAACATTGATAACAAGGCTTTTATACGCAGAAGGGATAAATGCGAATTATATAGATTCCGGTGCTTTAACTGTGAGGAATTCTGATGGAAATATAATATTCCAGGCAGATATGAATACAAAAAAAGTATATCTCGATGGATCCGTGCAGATAGGCGGTGGAAAATCTATCAATGATATCGAGCAAACAGCTGAAAATGCAATGAAAGCAGCTGCGCTTGCTAAAAATATGACATTGCAATTAAGCAACGAATATCAGGGAATATCTGTTGACTCTAACGGGAATTACGGGACATTTCCAAGTGGTGTGACTACACAGGCAGTCGTGATGTACGGAACACAGGATATTACGGCTGATTGTAGTTATACGATATCAAAATCTGATGGAGTGGATGGAACATGGGATATCTCAACAAAAACATATACTGTAACTGGATTAAATACAGATAATGGATGGATAGATATAAAAGCTACTTATCTGGAAACATTATCCGTTAGCAAAAGATTCTCTGTTTCAAAGCAATACGCCGGGGAAAAAGGAGAACAAGGCGTACCTGGCAGAACGTATTTTATTGAAATGTCAGCGGATATTTTAAAACGTGGACAGGATAATAAAGTATCACCAAACAATATAACTGCAAAAGCATATTATAGAGATGGGGATAAGGCAGAAAGAAAAGAATATAAAGGCAGATGGAAAGTTCAAACATCAACTGATGGATCTGCTTATAGTAATGTTTTAGCAAGTATTGTGGATGAATCAGAAAAATCTTATACAGTTGGATCATTGGACAGAAGTGTTGTGTATATAAGGTTTATATTGTATGAAGCTGGAGGAAACAACAATCAGCTTGATATACAGACTATTCCAATATTGATTGATGTGGACGCACTTACCCACGAAGAGATATTTAATCTTCTTACAAATAATGGTTTCATGAAAGCAATTTATAAAGAGGGAAACCAGTTATATATTTCGTTCACCTATGCAAAAGGTGGAACGCTGAAGCTTGGCGGTCCAAATAATGGATATGGCACCTTTGAGGTGTACGACGCGAATGGAAATATAATAACTCAAATAGATAACTCGGTTGGATTTAAAAACTTCAAGGGAAAAGAGTGGTTCCAGATAAACGAATCCGTAGCTACAGCTGGTTACGATTCATCCCTTGTTCATGGGCTTCTCGATTTATCCGCGCAATACGCTGATGGATATTGGACTGTTTTGGAGAGCAAACAAGCTGGTCTTCTTTTAAAAACGGTATCCAGAATGAAAGTGGAGACTACCGGAAGCAGTTCGTTGACTCTCAATGTGCCAGAAATGCCTAAGCTTATAACCGGTAGTAACTTAGGAAAAAATAACAATGGAGATGTCGGAACAATTGCATCATCCTCTATGCATTATAAAATTCTTGGGAAAACCGTAAAGGAAGACGAACTGGAAGACCTCTATAAAGTCAAGGTAATCTGGGCGAAGTACAAAGACGGATATCTTATGGAGCAAGACGAACGGTGCGGTAAAGAAATGCCGATGTTTATTGCAGAGGATATTGACCGCAGATTTCCAATCGCTGTTGACCATGATAAAAAGGGACGTGCTGAAAACTGGAACTATCGTATTATGATTCCATGCATGTTCGCAATGCTAAAAAATGAGCATGAGAAAGTTAAAGAATTACAATCCGAGTTAGAATCAATCAAAACAGAACTGACGGAATTAAAAGAGGTTATTAATCAATACATAGTAAAAAAGGAGGTATAAAAAATGTCTGACAACAAACCTATCACGCGAGAAGAAATGTATCTCGCAAAGTTAACTGGAGATTATACAGGGAAGGTACCAGAGCCAATAACCAGGAAAGAAAGATATCTGTATAAACTGTGTACTGATGGAATCGGAACCAATAAAGAAGCTATCGCAGAAGCAGTCCAGACGTACCTGTCCGATAAGGGCGTTGGACTTAACATGGATGCAAATGGCTATGTGAGTTTGAAAACAACGGAGGTAAACAATAATGGCTGATACATTTAAAGGGATAATCACAGCAGATGGAAAGAAACGGCAACTACCTTACGGTGCAGTGTTGGAAACGCCAGTTTCTGACTCAACGTTATCTAAAGAGGGCGGATTTGCGGATTCTAAAGCGGTAGGGGATAAATTCGCGAAAGTAGACAGTGAGACTGCTTCGCTAAAGGAAGATATAACTGCCTCTTCAAACGAAATGTATAAAAAAGAAGAGAGAGAAATTGCTGTCGAGCCGTCTGATTACAACTTATTAGAAAATAAAGTTGCGTATATTGATACTAATAATGAAATTATGACATATGAAAACGCAAACGCTTATGTGATGCACAAAAACGTTATTAGTGGAGAAAAATATAGAATACTGTCACAAACACATGGTAGTGTAAACACATTGTTATATGCTATATGTGATTCGAACGGTAAAGTGATAAATTCAGAAAAAATGGGTGTTTCGGCAAATACTTATATCACAACTGAAATATCAATACCATCGAATGGTGTTGAATTATATTTGAATGAATTTCCAACACAGACATATCCCTTAGTGGTTAATAAAATAGAAACTATAAATATTTCTAAAATAAATGGAAAAGAAACTGTAAATTGTTGGGGTGATTCACTCACTCGTGGAGTGGGTGTTGGTAGTTCATATTCTAAAGCATTCCCATATGTTTTATATGGCTTGCTTGATGGTAGAGAAGTGATTAATTGTGGTGTAGGCGGAGAAAATACGATTAACATAGCTTCAAGACAAGGTGGTTTACCAAATATTGTAAAGCCATTTACCATACCTGCAAATGCAAGTAAAGTAGAAGTTAAATTAACTAACATATATGGTGGCAGTACTGGCATATTGTTGCAAGGTGGTTCGGCATTAGACCCAACGACAGGTCAATATGTCATGACCGCACAAATAAATCCCTGTTCTATCAACGGAGTAGAAGGTACACTTACTTATGAAAATGGAAAATATTATTTTTCTCGTTCCGAAAATGGAGAGTCTGTAATTGTTTCTCGCCCAACTCCCTTAATTACTTATGCAATGAAATCAATGCGTGATAATATTAACATTATATGGATTGGAACAAATGGTGGGTTTACCACCTCAGCCGAATTGATTGAATGTGTAGAAGCAATGATTGACTATATGAGTCCTATCAACAAAAAATATATTGTGATTGGAATCCATCATTTAGTTAGTACAGTTGCCGAAATGTTTGAAACGATAGAAAAAAATATGGCAATGCATTTTGGTAGGCGTTATATAAATCAAAGAGAATATATGATTGAATATGGTTTATCTGATGCTGGAATTACACCAACGAACGAAGATACAGCAGCCATTTCGCAGGGTAAAATACCACCATCTTTACTATACGACGATGTACATTATAATGATAAAGGCTACAATATAATTGCTAATCTTGTTGTTGAGCGTGGAAAAGAACTTGGTTACTGGTAATTAACTAAAGGATGCTTTAGCGAAGTATTGCGCTACTTAATTTTGAGGGGCGAACCAAATATGAAAGGAATGATATAATGAGCAAATTACAGGAATTTTTAAACCTTGGTGATTATTACGCATCCAACGGCGGGTACCTTGAAAAGAAAAGCAACTCCTATCTGGATGATTTTAAAAAGAATGCAGGATACAACAATTACACAAAATTTGCAAGAGATGTAAATAGTTGGGGACAACCAGGATGCCAGGGACAGCCATGGTGTGCAGAGTATCAGTTCTGGAAGCTGGTGAAAGTAATTGGAATCACAAATGCCCTCAAAATCATGGGTGGTGGTTTTTACAATTGCGTATCCATCACTAACTGGGCTAAGAAAAAAGGCACTTGGCATAATACTCCAAAGGTAGGTGCGCTTGTAATCTTCCGAAATGGCTCCCATGTGGCTGATATTCAGAGTTTTGATAGCTCGAGAATCTATACAAATGAAGGAAATACCTCTAGCGCATCCGGTGTGGTAGCAAATGGCGGAGCGGTACGAAATAAATCCTACGCTATTAATGACTCTTCCATTGATGGATATGTTTGGATTGATTGGGAAACCTATGAAGATATCACTTCTTGGAAAAAAACAGGAACCAGAGTGGCGACTGTGAACGATTTATACGTCCGCGAGACACCGAATGGTTACGTTATGGGGTCAATCAATAAAGGAACCGTTGCTGAAATTGACGGAAAAACAAACGGCAAATGGACGCATGTCAAAGTTGAGGGTATCGGTATTGGTTGGATCTGGACTGGATACCTGGAAAAGGAGGGTGGCTCCACATCCGCTACCATTACAGGAAAACAGGACAAGACACAGGTGCTTTTCAAGGGGAATGTAACCGCCACTGTGCTTAATGTGCGTACCTGGTCTGGAACTGAGTACCCGAACATCAAAAAATACCCAACTCTTAACCAGGGCAACGAAGTAGAAGTTATGAATTATACACAGAAAGATAAAAACGGTAGCAAATGGTATTATATCCGTATTGCAGGAAAGTATTATGGCTTTGCATCTGCAAAATATATTAAGAAGCAGTAAAAATATCCCGGGGAATTAGCCCCGGGAATTTCTTTTTTTAATTACTGATAACATCAATGAGCTAATTCGTCAGCTCATAGAAGATATCATTAATTATTCTTCTGGATTTTTGGGAAAATGTCAAGCTGAAAACCAATCTCGTTGCCCTTCCCATAAGCATTTTTATTATCTTTTGAGTAGACAACCTTTTCAATTAAACTCTTAAGCATTTTATTCTTGGATTCTGTGTCAAGGCTCCAATAGTTATCAAGTAGCTCTTCACAACGCGGGATAAAATCTGATTGTTGTTTTATAATGTTCTCGTCATGTTTGATTTCTTCTTTTAATTTTTCTATAGTATCGGAGCAAGACTGGATAGATGCGGCTATTGTTTTGGCACGTTCAAGGAAAACCTCAGTGGTATAGATACCCTGTTCGAGTAGGTCATATTGTTTTGCTTTTTGAGCATTTAAGCTTTCTAGCTCGTTTTCTTTTTCATGTATGAGATTCTGCTTAGAAGTTATTCCGCAATCAATAGCCTTTGAAGATGTATTAATATCATTGTTTAACTTATATTCCTCCGCAATCTCCCTAATTCCATCAAGCACAGATTTTTCAACCAGAGACAACTTGCTACTTACTGTGGGGCAAGACGTATATGGACACATGAGGGTATCTTCCTGCCCACGCTTTTGATAAGGGCGGCGAACCATGGCGCGACCACACTTGCTGCAATAGACAATTCCGGCAAGTGGATTACGAATAGAGTTTGCTATACTAACTGGGCGAGGTGGGTTCTTTTTTCGTATTTCCTGGACAGAATCATACAGAACTTCCGATATAATAGCCGGATGCAATCCTTCACAGACAAGGACGTCCTTGGACCGTGGGCGTGTCTTGACCACATGGCCATTCTGTATAGTCTTTACAGTTTTTCGCCCATTCCACCTTATTTTCCCGATGTATACCGGATTTGTCAGAATTCCCTGTATACTGGCAGGAGTCCAGTCGCCGCATAGTGCAGATTCTATTCCCATTTCATTTAATTTCCGTGCAATCTTCGCAATTCCGATTTGTTCGCAGCCATCACCGGCATACCAGGTGTAGATCATTTTTACAATCTCAGCTTGAGTCGGAACAGGTCGGAGAGTATAGCCTTTTTCTTTTTCGAGTTTTACTCTTTCGTATCCGTAAGGTGGTTTGTTACCACAATACTTGCCCTCTTTGACAGATGATATTCTTCCAGCGTTCAGTCGGCGCTTGATGGTTTTGTATTCTCGGCGGCTCATAAAAAGCCCAAACTCAAAATATTCTTCATCAAATTCATTGTTTGGGTCGTATATTTTTGTTGGGGTAATAATCTTCGTATCGGAATATTGGAATGCTCTGGACACAACGCCTTGGTCGATGGTGTCACCTCTGGCAAGACGTTCCACCTCTACAACCAGGACTCCATCCCACATGCCGGATTCTACCTCGTGAAGAAGTTGCTGCATGACAGGACGGTCAGCAATAGTTTCGCCAGATACCACTTCGCGGTAAATTGCGCCCACAATGTACTCTTTTTTCTTTGCAAGATCTAACAGGATCCGTTCATGTCTGGCGAGTGTTTCGCCCTCTCCATGCGCCTCAGCTTCTCGATCAGCTCTGGATTTCCTTAGATAGATGCATACTGATTCATTCATTTTATCATTCTCCTTTTTTTTACTTGTGCGATAATCCAGGAGATGATATAATTATGGTGTAGGTAAGATTTTTCTCCGGATTATCTTATTTATTAAAACCGGTTCCCGTTGGTAGCGAGAGCCGGCTTTTTTATTATTTATTCTATTTCATCAATATCAAGAGAATATCCAAGGACTTCTCCAACATCTGTACATTTTCCTTTTAAAGTAACTGTCTCTCCTTTGGTCATGGAAGCTACTTTTGTTTTTTGTTCATCATTTTTTATGTAGCATTGAACTCCGATAATCTCAAAGTCTCCATCAGCCATCAAGTTAATATACTTTCCAGAAGCGTCAATGTTTGTAAGTTTTCCAGTAATCTCAAGATATTTATCTTTGTATTTATCAGATGCTCCCATGGCATTGTTATCAAGATCTGCCATCATATCATTAACGGAAACAGTGGTATACTCGATCGGTGCAGCTTCTTTCTTTTCTGAAGAAGTAGCCGTTGTTGCACTTTTACCTGATTCCGAATCACTTTCACCCGCTACAGCTCCGATGATCGCTCCGACAAGGATTATCAGCACAACCCATTTGAGCTTTCCACCTTTTAATTTCTTTCGGCACTGCGGGCATACTTTAGCGTCCGCCGGAATCTCTGTTTTGCAATACTTGCATTTCTTAGTTTTCTCTGTACTCATACTACAGTTCCTCCTTATACTTTTGAGTTGATTCTAGCACATATTGTAATGATTTAGAATATTTTTGTTAAAATTTTTGTTTCGAAATTTGTCGGATTTATTTAAAACAGTGTAAAAATGTGCTATTATATACATCATGTAAAGTTGTTTTTGTCTAAAAAAAGAGGCGGTATTTTGAAATTAGCCAAAAAAGTTATAATTTTTGTCGGAATAATATTAATAATCAGTTACATAGTTCATGTTCCGAGTCGGACACGCAATCTCTCATGTAAAAATTCTACGGTCAGCCTTGTCCGGCAATCTAGCAGACATTCTACAGTCAGAAGGAGCGTTCCTAACCAGATACAGATTATTTTTGTGCTGCTATACCGTATAATTCCACGTAAAACGCATTTTATATTCGATAGTGCGAATATTTTCTTTGCGATTACGCACATTCTGGTTTATCACTGGCAGTTAGCAAGGAGGGATTTGTCTGCCGATGCTACTTTATCGTACCAAAGATAATGCAATGTAAAAGAGAGTAAATGTTTTTGTGCGGTAGGAGGTATAATATGGATTACAAAAAGGAAATTATTGAAATGATAGAAAATATACATAGTGAAAAGATATTAAATCTTATTTATTGGTTCGTAAAAAGAGGATATAAAGAAGAAAGGGCAGGAAGATGACTCCCGCCCTGTTGCTTAGAAAATAAACTTCTCGAAAAAATCACATAACAAATCTTTTTTATCGGGCGACAGTTTATCGTATTCAAGAATTATTTTCATGAATCGTTTATCTGTCAGCCCGATTTTCATTGAAACATCTGCATATTCTGCATCAATTTCTTTGTCTTGCTTTTCATCCACTAAATCTGAAAGACCGATTCTAAAATATTTTGCCAAGGTACCTAATTTTCCAGTTCCGGGAATTGCCTTTCCAGTATACCACATATTAAAAGTAGTTGGATTAACTCCGATAGCTTCGGCAATTTCCTTTTGCTGCTTGCCACTCTCGGCAACATATCGGCTTAGATTTTTTGAAAAGATTCTTTTCTGCTCTTCGTTTGTCATTGTTCTTTCCTCCTTACATTTTGCATTGTACACCATATTCAAAAAAAATTCAATAGTAAATCCAATATTTTTGGATTTTGGTGTTGACAATCCAAAGCTATTGGATTATAATGAGTTCAGAAATTAAGAAAGGAGGCAAACAAATGCCACAGATTTGTTTAGAAGCAGTTCGTGTAAATGCACGATGTAATCAGAAAGAATGGGCTGAAAAGTTTGGAGTTTCCAATAATACAGTTATTAATTGGGAAAAAGGAAATACTGAGCCTACTTTATCACAGCTTAGAAAAATGAGTGAACTTTCCGGTATTCCTATTGACTTTATTTGTGTGCCTGATAAATCCAATTAAATTGGATTATTGAGAAATAAAGTCTATAGTTGGAACAGATAAGTTTCTTGAACCAAAGTTACCGGAATAGAAAGGAGCAAAGTTTATGAGCAAAAAGAAGAAAAAGAAAAAGGCTTCTAAGATGGTGCGAACATCAAAGAAACCTATTTCCTTAACATGTTTGATTAATAAAAAACCTATTTTCCAGATGGATATTTTTCGTTGAATGCTTCTAATGCGGATTCATAAGCATTTATGTATTCTTCGAAATAATCGACGGTTACATGAGTTTTGCCAGCATCAACTTGAGATTGACGTTTTAAATGGCAAGCATCAATGCAAACTGCAATGGCTAAATCATGTGCGCGTTTTTCATTATCAGTCATTCTTGCACCTCCTTTCCAAAGGAGAGTATAACACGAAAATTTATCAGCAGAAAGGAGAAAGGCGTGAAAAAATCAACCAGGAAAAAGATCCGTTCTCTTGAAAAGAGAATATCAGATATTGAGTCACAACTTCAATGTCCGCAAGCTACTTTTACATGTCAATTGGTTACTCCAAACGACATTTTAGCCCAGATTCTTCAAGAGAGTCAATATCAAGATCATAAATATGAGATTCGAGCTAATCTGAATGGCAAGACATTATTCGAGAAGAAGACGGAAAGTTTTTTCTTAGAATAATCTGGAGCAAGAATCAGATAAGAAAGAAACTGCAACTTCACAGTAATTAAAGAGGAGGAAGAAAATGAAGAAATTTGAATTAACATCAGAAACCAAAATTAACATTTTCGGAAAGAAACTTTTCCGAATCAAGGCGCTCGTTTCATTTGGAGTTGTAAAAACTGGAGAAACTGGCGGATGGGTAGAAAAAGAAGAAAATGTAAACCAGTCCGGCGATGCATGGGTGTTCGGCAATGCAGAGGTGTTCGGCAATGCAAGGGTGTCCGGCGATGCAAGGGTGTTCGACAATGCAATGGTGTCCGGCAATGCATGGGTGTCCGGCGATGCAAGGGTGTCCGGCGATGCAAGGGTGTTCGACAATGCAATGGTGTCCGGCAATGCAAGGGTGTTCGGCAATGCAAGGGTGTTCGGCAATGCAGAGGTGTCCGACAATGCATGGGTGTCCGGCGATGCAGAGGTGTTCGGCAATGCAAGGGTGTCCGGCGATGCATGGGTGTTCGGCGATGCAGAGGTGTTCGGCAATGCAAGGGTGTCCGGCGATGCAGAGGTGTCCGGCAATGCAGAGGTGTCCGGCAATGCAGAGGTGTCCGGCAATGCAGATTACACAACTATTCATGGATTCGGTACTCAATTCCGCACAACTACATTCTTCAGATGTAAGGACAAACAAGTTAAAGTGTCTTGCGGCTGCTTCTATGGAACAATTCCAGAGTTCCGTGAACAGGTGAAAAATACCAGAGATGGAAAAATCGCAGAAGAATATCTGATGATTGCTGATCTCATGGAGAAACATTTCGCAGAAGAAGCAAAATAACAGAAACATCATAATCTATCGTAGAAAGGAGAGATTCTTATGGCAGTAATTAAAACAATAAAAAATGAATCTGGCGGGGTAATCAGAATACATGATGATTACTGCAAGGACAATACACATGAAGACAATCAAAGGATTGTCGATGAATGTTCGAGAATTATCTTGGACTACTACAGAAGAAAAGCAAATTTGGCATAAGCGCCCCGGAGGGAGCCGACACCTCCACCCCGGAGCAGTAAGCCACTAAACCAACCTTAGTGGATACAGGTAAATTATAATCCTCTATCCGCTAAAAGTCAATATAAGCGATAAGCGAGAGGAAAATAATATGGAAAATAAAAAAAATGCAACAAACAACGAAAAGATTACATGGAACGATTTGGAAACAATGCTAGCTACCGAAATCGTGAAAAAAGCAAAGAGAGAGACTAAGAAGTGGTTCAGTGCATGGCTTTTGACTGCCGCGCTGTTAATCATTACTAATATCTTTTGGTATATTGCTTACAGTCTGTAATCTTTTTTTCTTTTTGGAGGGGAAAGAATGAAATCACCTAGACAGAACAGAAAGGATATTGTAGTCAGTGTAATTATCGGGATCCTGTTTACTTTTCTTCCGGTGTGGATGTGGGAGAAGAGCTTGCAGCAGGTCCTGGCAGGCATTGTATTTGCGCTGTTTACGTATTTAGCACTACTTTAAGAAAGGAGAGCGGAAATGTTTGAAAAAGAAATTAAAGAGCTTTTTGAGTTAGCATGGAGAGTTTCGAATGAAACAGATTATTTTGTTTCGTTTGACATCACTTCGCATGTACATGCTTGCATTATCTGCATTATGAATTCAAAGTGGGAGCCTAGAAAGGAAATGGATGGCATTTATACAATCTATTTTGATAATGAATTGCTTAAAGAGGAATCAGCCGAGCAGTGCAAGCTTGCAAAAGCACATCTTCTTAGACTCTTAATAGATGGGAGGTGTACGCTAAATGTTGAATCAGATGGAGTTGAAGCTCCTGCCGACAATGGAACTGATAACAACGGCGAACGAGCTTCTGGGGGAGCTGAACAGGCGGAAAGCGTACATTCTTGATTGGGAAAACCCGGACATGTATCTGAATCATCTCGAGTATCACTGTGCCGGCGGAGTATTTTCGAATGGTGAAAAAAATCCGGTGAGAGGGGATGGTTCTGACAATGTGTATTGCTTTTTTAAGGCGGTGTAAACATGGAAGAGCGCATTAATGAGATTGTTAGATTAATCGACACCCAGCTTGCTATTGTGCCGGATAATCCGATAGAGGAATCATATAAGGCAAGAACATTGGCAAGCTACGTACAAGCCTTAAATGGGCTTTTAACGGCTCAGAAATCATATAAGGAGGAAAGTATTAGTGAGTGAATTTGAAATCCGTATTCCGGCAAGGAAGAAGCAGCCGGCAACCGATAAGGATAACCCTGTCGTGAAAGTTTCGCCGGAAGCGTACAACGCACTGGTTGAGATTTATAACGAATCAACCATATCAATGAAAGATATTACAAGCTTGCTGATCGTTGAGGGCAGCAAGCATGTGGTTTATGACAAGGAGGAATAGAAGTGAATATATATGAGAAGTTAGGTATTATTCAGTCAAGGCTGAAAGCCCCTAAAGGTCAGTACAATTCCTTCGGGAAATACAAATACAGAAGTTGTGAAGACATTCTAGAGGCTGTAAAACCGCTTCTGGCAGAAACAAAGACTGTGTTAAGCGTCACAGATCGGATGGAAGTTGTTGGTGACAGAATATATGTCAGAGCAGAAGCTCATCTGAACGACTGTGAAGATACCGGCGAGATTACAACTGTTGCTTATGCAAGGGAAGAAGAATCTAAGAAAGGCATGGATTCTTCACAGGTGACAGGCGCAGCTTCATCTTATGCCAGAAAATACGCTTTAAATGGACTGTTCTGTATTGATGATAACAAAGACAGTGATTCTACTAATACAGGAGAGAAAGAAAAAACGTCCGGCAGGAAAGCGGAATTGGTAAAAGAAACTGAGATGATTAGTTCCGAGACTACTATGTCAATCAAAAACATTATTGATAAGTACCCGGAAGCTAAACTTTTAGACCAGATCAAGACTCGTTTCAAGGTAAATGACATTAAGTCACTTACAAAAGAGAAAGGACATAAATGTCTCAAAATGTTAATTGACTATGATAAACAGCATACAGAAAAGGAGCAACAGCATGAATAAAGTAATTCTTACAGGAAGATTCACACATGATCCAGAAATCAAGTACACCAATGATGGAACATCAATCGCAAGATTTTCCATTGCAGTCAATAGAAGATTTGTAAAAGAGGGTTCTGATCAGAAAGCGGACTTCCTTAATTGTGTTGCATTTGGAAAATCTGCGGAATTTATCGAAAAATATTTCACAAAAGGAATGAAAGCAGATTTATCTGGAAGAATCCAGACCGGCAGCTACACCAATCGTGATGGGCAGAAGGTGTACACAACAGATATTGTTGTAGAAGATATTGAGTTTGGTGAAAGTAAAGGTGCTAACCAGAGCCAGCAGAAGTCAGAGACACCACATCCGGAAACAGACCCGGACGGATTTATGGATATTCCAGATGGAATTGATGAGGAGATGCCGTTCGCATGATACAAATTGACAGTAGGGAACATCAGAAAGTTATTGATGGCATTAAGAAAGCGTTTGATGCAGCAGGAGAAAAATGGTTCGTGTCAAAGCTCTACGTCGGGGATTATATGAATTATGACAACCCCAGGTTAGTTGTTGACCGAAAGCAAAATCTCTCCGAATTATGCGGAAATGTATGCCAGCAGCATGAGAGATTCCGTGCTGAGATTATCCGGGCGAATGAAGCAGGAATAAAGCTCATATTTCTGTGTGAGCATGGAAAAGGAATTGAAAAGCTGGATGACGTTCTCTGGTGGGAGAATCCCCGGGCAAAGAAAAGAGTTAAAAAGAATGGCACCTGGGTGGAGCAGGAACAGAAAGTTATGCACGGGGACGTTCTGTATAAGATTCTCTGCACAATGCAACGGAAATATGGCGTTGAATTTCTATTCTGCGACAAAAAAGACACTGGGAAACGGATAATGGAGATTCTGTTAAATGGATAAAGAAACAATTAAACAACAGAATAGCATGAGGGATGTTCTGAGCAGATATGGCATGGTTCCAAACAGAGCAGGATTCGTTCGGTGCCCGTTTCATCCGAAAGATCGTACTGCATCCATGAAAATCTACAAAGACAGCTATTATTGTTTCGGTTGTGGTGCAACAGGTGACATATTTACATTCGTTCAGAACATGGATAATTGCGATTTTAAGACAGCTTTTACCATACTTGGAGGAACTTACCAGAAACCAAATTTCTCTTCCAGAATAGCGATATATCACCATCAGAAGCAGATGGAAATGAGGCAAAAGGAAGAACGGAAGAAAAAGGCCGAGTTGCAAGAATGCTTGTCTGATATTGACTTTTATCGGGCAGAAATCGAGCGATGGAGTCCTCTTTCTGACAGATGGTGTGAGGCATGGAATGCACTTCAAAAAGCACTATACCTACATGGGGAGTTGAATAATATACCATATTAGAAAAGAGGTGATATAGATGGTTCCTTTAAACAAGTTGGATTCGAAATCCATCATGTCTCGGGAAGTGCTGGACGAGGTGTTCAATCAGGAGGATGAGATTTACAGGGCTGAACTGTTGGCCAGCCTTGCGCTTCGAGCATCTGAATTGAGGTGTAAAACGGAGTTTACAAGCGTGGTAAACGCATACAAAAAAGTGCAAAAAGATATAAAAAGGCAAGAACAGGAAGATATCCGGAGGCAGTCAAAAGAAGCCAGCCTTGTAGAGCACTATACGAACTTCACGGATAGTCCATACGATAGAATGGCCTGCGGAAACTGGATTGCAGCAGATGATGGAATTTGCACTTGGAATTCTACTACTGGAATAACAGATGTTAGGGCCTGCTATCACCCTATATTGCCGGTTGAACGCCTGAAAAATATTCAGACAGGTGAAGAACAGATAAAAATTGCCTTTAAACGTAACAATAGATGGCAAGAGATTATTGTTCCAAAAGATGTCGTAGCAACTGCATCCAAGATTGTAGGGTTATCCAAGAATGGGATAGCTGTAACATCAGAAACTGCCAAGCACCTTGTAAGGTACTTATCGGACGTGGAAAACCTGAACGATGAGTACATAGAAATACAATATTCGTCTGGAAAGCTTGGATGGATTGGAGACGGTTTCTTGCCATACAGCGAGGAAATCATATTCGATGGGGATGCGAAGTTCAGGCAGCTTTTTGAAGCCATTCGGGTAAAAGGAGATAGGGAAACTTGGTATGAGCATGTAAAAAAGATCAGGCAGCAGGATAAATTTGAAATTAAGTTTATGCTGGCAGCGTCTTTCGCCAGTGTTCTGATTAAGCCACTGGATGCGCTTCCATTTTTCACCGACTTATGGGGTCTTACCGGAAACGGAAAGTCTGTTACCCACATGCTGGCCGCTTCAGTCTGGGCGGATCCGTCCGAAAACAAGTATATAGGCAACTTTAAGAGTTCGGATGTGGGCCTAGAAGTAAAAGCTGACATGCTCAATAATCTTCCACTTATCCTTGATGATACAAGCCAGAAGGATAAGAAGATTGAGGAAAACTTTGAGCGAATCGTGTATGATCTCTGTTCTGGCCAAGGAAAAACCAGATCCAATAAAGAACTTGGGTTGACAAGAGAAAGCGTGTGGAAGTTGTGTATCCTCACAAACGGTGAGTATCCATTGCAGTCCTACGTGAACCAGGGCGGCGCTGTAAACCGTATCCTTGAAGTAGAATGCACGCATGATAAGCTGTTCGACAATCCGCAAAATACCATTGATATTCTTAAGAAAAACTATGGCTTTGCCGGGAAAGACTTCGTGGCGGCGCTGGAAGAAATGAGTGTTGATAAGATCAAAAATATCCAGCAGGAGATTTTGAAAAAAATCGCATCAGACGATAAAACGGATAAACAGCTACTTTCCTTATCAATTGTTCTGACTGCGGATAGAATCGCCACGGATATGCTTTTCAAGGACATGCAGTATATTGATATACAAGATGCCAAAAACACGCTTGCTGATGTATCGGATGTATCCCCGAATGAACGTTGTTATGAGTACCTGGTGGATATGATTTCTATGAATGAGCAGCGTTTTGATGTTGATACGCCTTGTGAAAAATGGGGAGATCCCATTGAAAAAGATGGAGAAATGAACCGGTTAGTGTATTTCTATCCCACTGCACTCAATAACATCTGCAAAAATGGCGGATATTCTAAAAAAGCGTTTCTTTCATGGGGCATGAAAATGGGGCTTATTATTTCCAACAATAAGTACGGTAACGTCCTGAAAAGAGAGTCAGAAAGCAGGAATCCAAAAAAGTTTTGCTGTTTGAAAGTGGTGAATGATCTTGATGGATACCTGGAAGAGCAAAAAAAGGCGAGTTTGTTCCAGATATCGGATCCGGTATTCGATTAATTTTGTAACCGAGTAACCTTGTAACTTTTCAGAACGTATATATATATAGAGAAAAATAAAAATATGAGAATGAAATTATTTTTTTTCTCCTATATAGGAAATGTGTGAGTTACACGGTTACACGGTTACAAACACTGCAAACCCGCATAAATACTGGATTTTTTTGTAACCCAAATGAAACCGGATTTTTCAAATAGGTTACATATAAGGGAGATGGAGGATGAAAGTAGAAGCAAAAGATATTCCTATCATACAAAAGTTTCTAACAGAATACTGGAAAGCTATAAAAGAATTCTATTCAGTAGAGATTACAGATGAATATTCCAAACAAGCTTTCGATAAATTAATTTGGCTTGGGGAGATTAGTGGTATTTGCACAGATAAACATGATAAAAAGTTTATCCAAGATTGCATAAATGCCTTAGAGAATCTCTTGGATTCTAAGCAAAGAGAAATGAGGGCGAACCAATGAGCAAAATGAGAGAGTATGAGCGTGGCAGAGAGGACGGTCTTGACCTGGCGCTCAGAATCGTTAGAGACGGCGGTATAGAAGCACTTGAGAGGGAAATAAAATTTAGAGGCATTACAGGAGTACATACCTCTTTGGCCAGTAAAGACCTGGATAAAGCTGCACAGAAGATCAAAGAAATGACACTTGATACATTTACAATCCTTGGAATTGCCGTTTTGCATGATGATTTCGGATTTGGACAGAAACGCTGCCAGAAGTTTATGGACGGCATGGAAAGGGGGGGGCTGATTATCTGATGGATGATATGGCAACCTGGGAAGATTATAGAAGATCAATCAAAGAGGAACTGAATCTTGATTTGAGATTCCGCATTAACGATTAAGCGAGGTGCTATTGATGGGGAAATACAATACAGAGCGCAAACACAAAGAGGGACAGGAGACGTATAAAGCGATATATCACTTTATCTTGAAATATTACCGTAAACACCGCTATATGCCATCCACAAGAAATATCGCAGATGGATTAGACATTTCAATGTCTACTGCCAGAAAACACTTTAATTTGCTCTTAGACAACGGATTGCTCGTTAGCGAGGATCCGACAGAGCAGAGGGCGTATAGATTGAGTTATTCGAAGGTAGAGACCGATTAATCATGTATCACTGCACAATAGCGTGTCAGTTGCTTACATGGGGAAAGCGAGGATGGAAATGGAAAAATTAAATCCGATAAGTAAAGATAATTTAAAAGTCGGAGATGTAGTTGGAATTGCAAGAGAAGTGTGGAGTGGATATGGAGCAGGGTTTAGACACGTCATGGTGTATCCCGCAAAGATTATTCGTATAACTCCTAAACGAACTAAAATTGAAACCGACAAGTTTGGGAAGCACGATAAAAATGAAGTGTTTTATAAATATGATTCCGATGCCATAAAAGAAAGTGAAATGGCAAAGAAATTTAAGGAAATCAAAGAAGGCGTATATGCTATTGAAGATTTTAAGTCGAGACGTGGGCTGAAAACAATCAAAGATGAAGATTTAGATACACTGTCAGAGCATATTAATGCAGTTGCAGAAATTTTGAGAAGATATGGAAAGTGAGGACGCAATGACAGAGCAGGAAAAGAAGGAACTTCTGGACGAGCTGGAAAAACGTATTGACGAAAAATACAAAGGTTGCCTTACCAGAGAAGATGTTGCAACCACATTAAAATTACCGAGAGAAAAGTGGTTTAGAGATGAGAATGGGAACAGAAGAAGTTCTCTGATGATGGATGCTTTTGATTCATCTATTATCTCATGGCAGGTTTGGGAAACAATCAGAAAATTAACTTGCGTTATATGTGGTAAGCAGTACGTCAGACAACTTGCAAATGTAGAGAATGCAGATGAGATTGCAGAGAAACTTTGCCAGTTCGTTTATGACTTGAAGATAGATTTTAAGAAGCAGGAGGACGCAAAATGTTAATTAGAAGTCAGAATAGAGAAGTATTGATTGATCTCAATTCTATGGCAGGCACTGAAATTGCGGAAGGGCCTATAAAAACAATTATAACATCATACATAACCGGATGCAGTTATCTGCTAGGAGAATATTCGAATAAAGCAAAAGCCATGAAAGTACTGGATATGATTCAGGAAGCCTATGGAGATTCGGAATACACAAAATATGTAATTCCAGAAGTATGTAGGATATTAAGCATGAAGCCAAAAACAGAAGAAAACAAAGCACATGCAGGAGAACTTGGAGAAATGCTCAAAAAAGGAATGACGTTCCAGATGCCAGAGGATAGCGAGGTGGAAGCATGAAGTATAAATGCGTGAAAGCGTTCACGTTAGATACATACGATGGTGATGGATTTTACGTTGACGGATACATGGAAATTGAGGTTGGCGAAGTTTACGAAGTAGGAAATGAAAAAATTATTGATGGAGAAATCCATCTTGACGGAGTAAATGTTAACAGATGGATTGAGATATCACAAGAAATACTAAATGAGCATTTTGAAGAGGTGGTTGTATGAGCAGAGTACGAACCAGATTAGAACAATACAAAGCTGAGATAGAAAAGAAATCACAGTATAAGCATGGGCTTCCAGGGAGTGCGCTGGATATTGTGAATACTCTTCTAAATGATTTTGAACAGGACGAGAAAGAAAATGGTTGGATTTCTGTCAGTGAAAGATTACCGGAAGACGGAACATATATCACTACTTTAGACGGAGAGCTTGTCGGACAGGAAGAACCATTCACGGGAATGTGCGGTATCGAAAATGGAAAATGGGATGATGAAGACTGTGTTATTGCCTGGATGCCACTACCAGAACCATATAAGGAGACCGAGTAAATGTTAAAAATAATGCGTTGCGAAGGAAACGGGCAAAGTAGTTGTAAAGGATGCGAAGATAAAGGCATCTGGAACAGACACTGGGTGTGCTTCTTGTATAAGATACAGGGGCAGGAAGGTTGCTACTGCGAGAAATGCATAGAAGAAATTATGAGAAAAGAGGAGGAGGACTGAACATGATCGCGTTTTTATGCGGAGCGTTTATTGGAGCTAATGTCGGTGTGTGGGGAGTAATTATACTCGCTATCATGTACGACAAACACCACCCAGACGAATAGAAAGGAGCAATGGTATGCTGACAAGGAACAAGAAGCTGAAAGACTACGGCATTCCGGCAGAGGACATAGAAAAACTGAATACGATGCTGAAAGACTTTCCGGCAGAGTACGGATACCTGCTTACCAGTGCCGCCTTGTCAGCTTGCCCGAAAAAACACGGTGATAGCGGATGTGGTTATCGAGAATATCCTACACCGGAAAAGTTACAGAAAAATTAGTAGAGAAAAATATATTCCGATGAACCCAAAAGACTTCTACGGATACAGGCGCAAGACCGTCGCTGTACTGTATGAGAGAATGCGGTTATTGGGAGTGTGGGAGGAATAAAATATGCGGTTAATTGATGCAGATAAGTTGAAACATGT